GGGTAGGACCATTACCGAGGATTTGATAAACCGACGTTTCGGGCGCCCTGATAAAGGGTGTCGTTTCAGTTCGGGAGATTATTCTGCGGCGACGGACGAGCTCCATTCTTGGGTCAGTGAGGTGTTATGTGCCGAGTTGATTCGAGTGTGGGAGGAACAGAGTGGGGAGGATTTGACAGATCTACACTGGTTAATGCTAAAAGCATTGACCGGGCATGGATATATCAATGAGCATGGTGAAATCAGAGCGCAAGCTCGGGGACAGTTGATGGGCAGTATTATAAGCTTTGTTTTTCTTTGTCTTGCTAACATAACCTTGATTCGGGAGAGCTATGAAATAGCTCACGACCGGACCATTGCACTTCGCGATTTACCGTCGTGGGTCAACGGGGACGATTGCTTTACTCTTTATAAGAGTCCTAGCTATCCTAAGATCTGGGAAGGTCTTGGTATGGTGATGGGTTTGACAAAGAGTGTAGGTAAATCGTACGACTCGAAGGAATTCGGCACAGTTAATAGCCGTTTCTTTAAGTTGAATTACCTGTCAGGCCAGTGGAAGATTGTGCCCTTTGTAAACATGGGGCAAGCTTGCGGTTTGAAGAGGAGCGTGGTGGGAGAGTCGGGAGATTTAGTTCACCCTTTGGAGCTACAGGAGAAGTACAGAGAACTTAAGAGTAACTGTGGAGACATAGACATAGATCGGTATTTTCTCTACAAGAATGGAGATTCCTTAAGGGAAGCGAAGCTTCCTTACGGGATTCCACAACATTTTTGTGGATTAGGTATCAGTAGTACCCGAACTACTCATGAAATGAGAGTTGTGACGGTGCTTAGAGAAATGTATCTAGATGGTGAAAAGGTTCCTAAAGTAGTCACGAATGCGGAATTCAATTTGCATCGTGAGGTTATGGACAAGCTGAAAAGGAGACATCCAGAAGTGAAAGATGAGCAGTTTGAGAAGTATGGTGGAGATGATACATACGGCTGTGCGTACACATCATTGTGTTATGAGTCATGGGCTGAG